GCTGCTGTGGCCGCGTTGTTGGCCGCTGTCTTGGCCGCGTTTGCGTTGTCTGCGGCGGTGTTGGCTGCTGCGGTGGCATCGTTGGCGCTGCCTGCCGCCGTGTTGGCCGCGCTCGCCGCGCTCGTGGCTGAGGAGGCAGCGTTGTTGGCTGCTGTGGCCGCGTTGTTGGCCGCTGTCTTGGCCGCGTTTGCGTTGTCTGCGGCGGTGTTGGCTGCTGCGGTGGCCTGCTGCATGGCCTCGACGTATGGGTCAAGGTCATCCTCAACGATGCCAGCGATTGCGTTGCGGTCATCGGTGGTGAGCACATAGTCATCGCCGTCCTCGACCGAGAACGTCTTGGTCGTGATGCCGTCCGTGGCGTCATCGTAGGTGATTGCCACCTCATGG